TCTTCATGACATATTGCTTCAATACTATTTATTTTTTCTTTTTTTATCGTTTGAGAAAATAGCATATATGGCGACTTAAATCCTTCTTCAAAGTATTCTTCNACACAGTTTTCTAAAATAATTCCAGCAAATGGCCTCCAGTNTTCTCTATGTTTGACTTTTGAATTGAGAACATCTTTGTTCTCTTTTGGTTGAGCATTCATAAACAGAGATCTAGAACCTAATGCTCTAGGGCCATGTTCCGATTTATTTTGAAACCAACCAACAATCTTATTGTCTCTTAGATCTTTAGATATTTCATCACATAGATCACTGAAAGAATCATATTTTTTGTATTTAATACCCTGTTCATTTAAAGTATCTTGAATTTGTTCATCTGTATATTCAACTCCAAGAGTTGCTAGATTTTTTGGAAGAATAATCTTTTCATCATTCATATATGCACCGTAGAGTGCAGCACCTAAATGTAATCCACAATCACTTGGAAATGGAGGAATGTGAATATGTTTGGCAATACCCTCCTTTACAATTTTTGTATTAGCAAGAATGTTTAAAAATATACCTCCACTTAGGCAAAGGTTGTCCTCAAGATATCCTTTATCTTTCAATAACTTCAGATAAGTGAGTAAACCTTTTTCAAAACTATCTTGAAGAAAATACGCTCTATCATCTGCTTCCAACAAATCAAAAACTTCATGATGCTTTCCATCATCTGGATGAGATCTCATTTGAACTTCTGGTGTTGTTGAATCATTAACATCAAAATCATTTACATCATATTTTGGTTTTCCATAAGCAGCAAGTCCCATAATTTTTCCACAATAAGTATCTCTATATTCTGGATTACATAACCAAATTTGTTTTTCAATTTTTTGCATATAAATGCGAGCTGCCCATGTTATATAATAAAGTCCAAAATTATTACTCCATGGATGAGATTGAAATATTCTAAATTTCTTCTTTTCTTTATTAAAATATCCAANAGATGAAGNTTCATATCCAACCATTTGATTTTCTGTGAAAACTATGGATCCANAACCATCCAACGTAATAAAAGTTCCTTCATTTTTATCCGTTGTAAAAACTGATGCAGATGCATGGCAAAGGTGATGATTTAATATTTCAATCTTAGCGTTTATAAAAAATTCTTTTAATTCTTTTTTCGTATCATTCAAAAATCGATAAAAAACCTGCGTGCCGCAATCGGCAATGTAAACGCAATCAATTTCTTCTGGACTCAAATCTCCTGCTTTTAAGCAATATTGAATAGAATTTGCAGGAACCCTACCATCATACTTTACTTTTGAAAGTCTCTCTTCACAAATACTTGTTACAAGAACTCCATCTTTTACAATTGATGCTCCTGCTTCATGGCAATATGCCTGTTCTGGATCTTCCCAGGGATCAAATCCAAAAGCACCATATAATCCAAGAATGTTCATAAATAATTCCTCATTTTAATTTGCATTATCTCATAGTTGAATTTTTCTTCGTTATAGATTTTAATCCTTTCTATGAAATGATTAAGTGTGTAGTTCTTTCTTGATTGAGTTGAACAATCGTCTGCAATATCGTATAATGTTGCCTTTACTTTATCTTTTCCTTTTCTAAGAACTCGTCCAATACTCTGAAGATTTCTGACTCTGGACTTGCTAGGTGAGGCGAAGATAACATTATGGAGATTTTTAATGTTGATACCAGTACTAAAAGTTCCATAGGAGGCAACAATAATAGCGTTGTTTTCGCGCTCTGTTATCTCTCTGACTAATTCTCGTTCTTCAGCATCAACACCACCATGTACAAAAAATACTTTGTGGTTATCACTCTTGTTCTTATTTATCTGATCATAGAGAATCTGCCCATGTGCCTCGACTCTTTGGAAAAGAACAAGTGTATTCCCTTTAAGATCTAAAGTTAAATTTTGAATGAATTTATTGCGTTGTTCATGCGTGATTAAATATTGTATCTCATCCTCATAAACATCAAACTTTTGTGGAGGATGTTTTAGGACAAGACACTGAATATCAAGTTGTGACAGGTGTCCCTGCCGCATTAACTCATCGGTTCTTGTTACCTTATATGATGGCCCGAATAATCCCTCTAACACCCACTTATGTGTCTGTGTACCATCTAAAGTTCCAGTAAAACCAAACCTATACTTAGCATGATGAAGTTTAGTCATAATCTGAATCAAAGATTTAGACTTGAATAAATGTGCTTCATCACCTATAATACATCCATAGTCTTCAAAAAAAGAACGATCTAGTTTGTACACAGATTGCCAAGTTGTAATTGTTACTGGAGCATCATTACTCTTCTTCCTACCAGAATAAATTTTGTGACAGTATGAATGAGCATCCCAACCATAATCAAGAAAGTCTTTATACATCTGTTCTACAAGAGATGTCGTCGGAACAACTAGAAGAATTTTTTCACCTCTATCCACATAGTACCGTGCTAGGGAATAGATCATCAGTGATTTGCCACTCGCAGTGGGGATTATCAATAACTTTCTATTATGCTTTAGGGCACCATATACTCCCTCAATCTGATATTTCCTGGGACTATGGGCACAAATGGAGTTCATATAATCTTTAACTCCTTCTATGGAAATATGTTCGTTCTCCTCATAAGGAGTGCCATAGAATTTATTATCTTCAAACTTGTAAGAATATCCGTAGTTCTTGCAAAACGACACGATCTTATCTAACAGTCCAACATAGATCTGTTTAGAACGCATGTCATATAGGTGAATTTCTCCATTCCAATTTCTACCACGATATTGTGGCATGAACTTGGCGTTGGGGACTTCAAATTTAAAATGATCTCTTAACTCATATTCGATATGAGGTTCAGTATTAATTTTTAAAAATACTTCGTTTGATTTAGAGATAACAAGATCTGTTGTATTCACGATGATCAATCATCTGTGAATATTTATCACATATCTGTGAAAGTATGTTCTAAAGTAATTCTATAAAAATGATCTCTCATTGCAATTAGATCCTCTTGTTCCATAGGATCTCCGCCTGCCCACTTCTCGCAAGCCATGGAAAGTCCTTTGTGAACAATACGAACGGCTTCTATTGGAAGTTCTAAATGGTAGTACTGATCGTCTTCAATCATCCTAATCCTGCGTTGAATCTCATGAACTCGATTGCGTTTTTGATTTGGTAGGTTCGATTGGTGATCTGCTTTAGAATACTCTCGATGTATACTAACATTGTATCGTAGTAATCTATTTTCAAACATACTGTAGATAATTTTTCGTCTGCGTCAAGATACTTTTGCATCGTATCTTTGTCGCGAATTTTTTTAGGGAAAGGATTTTTGATGTAAATTTCGGGATCAGATTTACCACTGAAGTATTCGTACCTTTCGTGTCTAATATTTTTTCTTTGTTGTTCTGCTTTCTTTCTCATTAGAAAGATGGTATTATACAGTTCAAAGTACTTCGCATGGAGAGTGGGAATACCAGTAGACTCAGTGTGCAGATTGTCCATATCAATCTTGGAGTCTTTTTCCCACATCTCTTGAAGTTTATCAAGATCGATCATAATTAGGTTTCAATATCATAGATAGTATACTTGAATGACACGGATGATGTAAAGTATTGATAATCGTCATCTGTAGCATCAAACTCTAAAGCAGACAAATTGTATGGATATAGATCCTTAAATTTTACTTTGAATGCAGTGTTATAATTACTAGTCAAAACATGTAATGTTGCATCAGAGTAAAAATTTTTCATACTCTTGTCTGGATTCTTAAATTCAGAATTTTTACGAAGAAATTCAGGTGCTTTCTCTTGTTTCCAGGCATCTAATGCCTGAACAGGACTCGTTTGAAGATCAAGGATTTCTTCTACTGATTCTGGATATCCTAGTCCACGGATCCAATTATAAATTTCAAGATAATTTTCAAGTCCTTCGTCAACTAAGAATTTAAAAGTAAAATCATCAAACTCAATCTTATCTCCTGGAATAGGAATATTTCTCAGGTAATTTGCTTGCTCGGCAGTGCCAAGTGTCATTGATGGAATATTAGCAGTGTTGCCAAAAAAAGCAACTTTTGGTGCCTTGTTCAAAACCAGTTTAAATCCCTGTGGAGACAGAAAATTTCTATTCTCTACCTGATTATCATAGGGGCTTCTTGTGGCATCAGACATCGTTTTCTAAGTATTTAGATAAAAAAAGAACCTCCGAAGAGGTTCTTTTGAAAGTAAGAAGATATAAATTTCTTGTAAGAATCACATTAGATTCTTGACGGAAACCCTTCTGTAGTAGCGGTTTTGGTTGACGTTCAGAGTGCCAAGTCCTTGGTTGGTTCCTTCAGCGAAGGGGTTCGCAACGAGGCCGTAGCGCGTCTTGAAGCCAATCTTGGGCTGGAAGGAGTTCTCTCCAACGGCACGAACCATCTGTAGAGGCACGTAAGGGCAGTAGAATATACCAGCGTCATAAGGTGAAGAACCCTTATAACCGCAGACATAGTACTGGTTACCAGGAGTTCCGTTAGCGGAAGTCAGGTTTGCAGCATAAGGATCGATGTATACGCGATACTTACCTTGCAGAACACCAGCGAAGGTGTTGCCCGTGTCATCAACGGTGAGGTTTGCGTTCAGTGCAGGGGTATAATCAAGAACGCCTGCCATGGTGAGGGCGGATGCAACGTCTGCAGAGCAGAGGATGATGTTGCCCTTTCCGCGACGAGTTCTTTGTGCGATAGCGTTAGCATCGCGCTCGATTTGGAACAGAAGTCCTTTGAACTTCTCAACCGACCAACGACCATTACTGTCGATGTCTAGGTCGAATACACCAGCAGTTGCGGTGTTAGAAACAGCGCCTTGCTCAGCAATCTTGTAGATAGTACGGATAACTTCGCGGTTAATTTCAGCGAGGATCTCAGTACTCAAGATGTTAGCAAGTTCTGCTTCAGCGTTAAGACCGTGAATGGCCTTAAGGTCTTGAGCGAGTTCTAAACTGTACTCAGCCTTCAGGGCNCGNGACTTAGCAGTAACCGTNACTTTCTCGATAGAGAATGCCATCTGGTTGAAAGCACTGTTACCAGTACCGTCAAGAGATTCGGCAGTACCAGTTGCCATACCTTCACCAACGTTATAGTCGGTTGAAGTAGCAGTAGCAGTTGGGTTAAGAACAGATGGGTTGGTGCCACTTTGTACAGTAGTACCCAAACCAACGGCAGCATTAGCCATACCGCCAGTGGCGTCGAATCCAGCGTCCTGACCGGAGAATGCGGAATCGGCTTCATTGTAGAATGCCTCAGTTCCTGTCCTACTTGTATAGCGGGAGCGCATTGCAAAGATTAGTCCAGTAGGACCGCTCATTGGTTGAACGCCAGCTAGGTCATATGCGACCAAGTTAGGCATGGAGCGTCTGATCAAGGAGATCAGAACGGGGTCGAAACCAGCAACAGGAGTTGTTGCATTAGCACCAAAACCAGCAGTAGTAGCTGGGTTACCTGAAGGGGCCCCGGCAGCGTTAGCATAGTTGGTTGGTTGCTCAGATAGTAGCGATCCACCCTGTTGGAAGGATTGCTCATCACGAAGGAATTTTTCTTGATTTTCTAGCAGG